GATGAATTAAGTCCTGATAGTATGAGATTATGGGGAAGAGATAATGAGAGATATGATAAGGACTTGTTTAGAAAGGATGAAGGTGATATAGTAGAAGCATATAAGGTTATCTTACAAAAATTACGACAGTTTGCTTAATTATGTGCATTTACAATGACTGCAAGATTGTTATCAATCTTAATAGCCTGGTTAAGGCAAGACCATGTGGAGTTGATTTGGCAGATGAGCACGTAGATAATATTGCAAATGATTTGAGAAAGAGAATGACATTTGATTCTCTCTTTGGGCAGGTTGATACTGCTATCTGGGATTATGCAGATGAGTGTGGTATTGATTTGAGTGATTCAGAAGAGTGTCAGTCATTTGGATTTCAAATTCCTCAGTATGGTGAGATTCAACCTGAACCTGGACGTGAGGCTTATTTGAATCAGATTGAAAAGAATAAGAAAGAGTTTGAAATGGTTGATCTAGTATCACCGTCTTGGACTATTCAAGTACCCAGGAGGAAGAAAAAATGACACATAGTGAGCTGGATGCTCTAGAAAATTTCATTGATAAAAAAGACAATTCTCTTCCAGAACCTCCTTTTACTAATGGATCTTTATCCGTTGTAGTTCCAATGGATGATATGACACAGATTCTTACTCAACTGTGGAAGTCACGTCAAACTGAACCTCATATAGGTAAGTTATATGAAAAATACAAAGCATTGATACCAGCAGAATGAAATTAACTCAAAAGATTATTGATGACCTCACTGAGGCATTAGCACACACCAAGAAAGATGGTACTGAAAACTGGAAAGATGGTGATGAGATAGATGTCTGTCTCGCTGGCACATTTGCTGCTGACAAATTCATTACTCTTATTAATAGGACTAAGAATCCAGTAGTCTCTTCAGTTACCAATTAAATATGAATTTTATTGAAGATGGTTATGTGACAAGGAGAAAAGTTATTACTTCAGATGAATGTCAAAAGTTATTATCTTACATGATTTCTGATTGGGGAAAAAGAGATTTTAATTACATACATGGATCTGATTGTCGTTTACATTCTCCTTTGGAGATGACACCATTTACAGTTTCTATGATGAGGAAAGTACTTCTTTCTTATAGAGATATTTTGAATAAATTTTTAGATGATCAATGGTTAGTTGAATTCAGTTCTATATGTACTTTTCCAGGAGCTGTATCTCAAAAGGTTCATAGGGATCAGAGTGTTGATGGTAAATTAGTAACTATATTTGTTAATTTGACTGATGTGGATAGAAGATGTGGTCCTTTAAAAGTTATTCCTAGGACTCATTATAGTACTGACTTTAATTATGATGAATCTTCTAGTCGTTTAATGACATTACCTAGAGGATCAAGTGTAATGATGGATAGTCGTCTTCTTCATTCAGGAACAGCGAATACTTCACACTCCAAAATTCGTCCTGTTTTCTATTTTTCTTTTGGAGCGGCTGATTTAAAAGGTCCAGTTTATAGTATTAAATCTTCCTATTGGAAGAAGTATAAGTTAGATGACTTTACTAAATAAATTTTTTAAATAAAAAAATATTTGCATGTACAACATGAATTTTACAGTTTATTCTAAAGATGGATGCCCTTATTGCACTAAAGTAGTAGAGGTGTTAGAGTTAGCCAATCTTAAACATGTTGTTTATAAACTTGGTAGAGATTTTGATCGCCAAAGTTTTTATGGGCAATTTGGAATGGGATCCACTTTTCCTCAAGTGGTAATTGATTCTACCAACTTAGGTGGATGTCAAGAAACCGTTAAATATCTCAAGGACAATAATCTAGTCTAATGAAACCAGAAGACGACTTTGAAAATGTATATGAACTGGTTGAACATGCTATTGATTATGCATTCGAGGGTAAGTTAACTCTCAGGTTTTATGATTTTCTAAAGTATCGTAAGACAACCAAGGCAGAAGCAGATGCTTTTCTTAATAGTTCTACCGCTGCTGAATTAGCTGATCTAATTCTACAACTGGAAGAATATATTAAGGGAGGTAAGGATAATGATCATAAACAATTGCGTGAAGCATATCATCACATTCCTAAACCTCAAGCAAGAAAAATAAAAGCATATTTGTCTAGTATTATTGAGGACGCAGCGAGGTATAGTAATGACAGAAGGCCCGGAAGGCGTAAAAAACACTCTAAATAAAAATAAACCTCTGGAGATAAACAGAGGAGTGGAATTATTGTTACGTAATAGGAGGAAGAAACCAGAACGTCCCAAAACTTTTCAGGTAAAGTTTGGAAAACTGATTGCCCTCTGGAATAGAGAAATTGTTTTTCACTTTAATGTTTACCTGGACATCAGAAAAACATAACACTCTGGAGAACTATCATGGAACATATGGAGACCACCATAGTAACACTAACTTTGACAACAGTAGTTTCATTTCTTGCATTAATAGTTGGAGGTATGATAGGATGGTTAGCAAGACAACATTCTTATGAAACCACACCTCAGATAGTATATACTCATCCAGAGATGTTAGATGAGAATGGGAATTTACTTCCCGATGAAATTGTAGCAGTTCGATTTGAAAACAATCATGACACCGACGAAGACGACGAAGACTAGAGCAGTTAAACTCCCACCTAATCCATTTCTTTCTGAGATTTTAGATCTTGTAAGTAAGCAAAGATCTAAGGCTAAGAAGGTTGATATTCTTAAGGAATATGAGAATGATGCTTTAAAGAGTATTTTTATTTGGAATTTTGATCCAACTGTTATTACTATTCTTCCTGATGGTGAAGTTCCTTTTGAGAAGAATGATGTTCCTGTTGGAACAGATCATACGTCTTTAAGAAGGGAGTTTAAGCACCTTTATAATTTTGTAAAGGGTGGTAATGATTCATTGAGTTCTTTACGTAGAGAATCAATGTTTATTCAGATGCTTGAAGGACTTCATCCTGATGAAGCAGAGATCCTTATTCTTACTAAAGATAAAAGACTCTCTGATAAGTATAAAATTTCTTATGAAGTAGTGAAGGAAGCTTATCCTGATATTAGGTGGGGTGGACGTTCATGACTACTAAGGCTAAAACGGAGAAGCAATTGGCTGACGAGGGAAAAACAGAAGAAGAAGTTAAATTTGATCCTTCAGAATATGCTTGTGAGATTATTTTGGAAAAAACAACTCCAGATAAAGCAAAGGATAGACAATTGCCGAGTGATGCATTCAATGTTTCATACATCCATGAGGATAAAGAATTCTTAGATGTAACTCGTTCCGGTAAGATGGCAAATATTTTTGATTTTTATTATGATAAGTATGGGAATGTGAAGAAGATTGATTATGGCCATGGCACAGTTAATCCTTCTCAATGGGGATATAAAAAACCAGAAAGAAAAAAGGGGAAGAGAAAACAATGAACAAAGATGACATACTTAAAGCTCAAATAGATGCTCTAATAAGAGATGAGATACAAGAAGTCATTAATGAATATGTGGATACTCAAGAAGAGAGTGAGAAAAGTGGAGTAAATTTTGTTGATAAAGAAGGGGAAGAAGAGTTGAAAGTTAATATATCTAAGGCAGAGGTAGATAAAATCGTTAAAGAATATAAGAAGATTAAAAAAAGACAAAGGAAATCTAATCTCCATCAAGTAAAATTATTGGATAGTTTGGGTAAACCTTTGCGCTAGTGTTTATTGTTACCTTTCGAGTTTGGTATTGGACTATGTTAAGTACTCAGTATAGATTAAGTATTACCGATATTTGTTGTCGGATGATATCCACTGATGGAGAAGTCAGTTTGGATGAAAGGATTTGGATGAAGAAATTGTGTGATGTCAACCCCTCTGCAAAAGGATTAGTAGAATCGTTATTATGTCCTGACAAAGTTGAAGATATGTAAAAAGTGTATCAAGTGTTACCTTTTTACTTGACTATATAATATACTATGTGTTAATCTGCACATATACGTTCATCCCCTAAGGGACGCAAGTAAGTCGCGGAACGGATTCGTTCATCCTCTTCGGAGGACGCAAACGACTAAAGGAACGGGCCTTAAAATCCAACTACTTTAGGAGTAAAACAATGCAAGTCACCTACAGAGGTGTTAAGTACAACACCAATGACAAGAAATCTTGTCAGAAGCAAGTCTCTGAACTCACATACAGAGGCATCAAGCATACGGAATCAAAAACTGTATGTGCCAGGTGAAATCTTACTTGGACTAATAAGTATAAACCACCTCTTTACAGGGGTGGTTTTTTAATATATAATGGAACTACGAAGAATTTAAAATGTTACACATGCGCGAACAATTATTAGCAGCAGTCAAAGCTCATGCTCAAGGAGAGATTGCAAAGCATAAAGCAAATGTTAACGTGTATCTAGAACATCCCGCTGGTATTGGTGAACATTCAGATATTACTGAGGCAATTCAAGTAGAATTAGATAAGATAGCAAGGTATCATGATCAAGTTGAAGTCATAGACAAGTACTTTAAAGGTTGATATGGATAGAGATAAACTTAAACTAATTGTCAGAAACCTCAAACTCTTAGTTGACTCTTTAGAGTCGGAAGTGTATTCTGATGTGGATGCTTATAAAAATTCCAAAGCATTCTCTTCCCCAATTGCAGATTACGATGAGGTCTTTGATGATGATGACGGATACCCAGATTAAATTAGTAAGTGTTACTCCTGATGCGGAGAAGACGATAGCTTATGTTGCGCGTGTAAGTAATCCTCAAAACCAAGAGAATGAAAAGTTTGGAGGACTTCTTAAGTATTGTATTAAACATGGACACTGGAGCGTCTTTGAACAGGCGTTTATGACAGTGGAGATCAATACTACTAGAGGACTTGCTGCACAGATCTTACGGCACCGCTCCTTCACCTATCAGGAGTTCTCTCAGAGGTATGCTGATGTATCTATGATAAGAGAAGAGATTCCTTTACCTGAATTACGTAGTCAAGATGAAAAGAATAGACAGAATAGTATTGATGATGTAGATCCATTAATAGTCGAGAAATATAATGGTAAGATGAGAAAACAATTTGATGCAGCTATAGATCTCTATAAGGAGATGCTTCATGATGGTATTGCAAAGGAGTGTGCGCGTTTTGTTCTTCCTCTTGCTACTCCTACACGATTGTATATGACTGGTTCTATACGATCATGGATTCATTATATTGATTTGCGTTCTGCACATGGAACCCAGAAAGAACATATGGATCTTGTAGAAAACATTCGTCAAGTTTTTATTCAACAGTTTCCAGTGGTAAGTGAGGCACTAGGATGGAAGTAATAGATGATTATTTACCAGAGGAAAATTTTAAATTACTTGTAGAGACTATTATTTCTGAGTCTTTTCCTTTTTATCATCAAGATTATATTACTGATTCTACAGAAGAAAGTGGGATTGATCATGTAAATTTTACTCATCTTCTCCACTTTAATACTGTTCCTGCGAGTACTTATTATCCCTTTGTTCATGAAAATTTTATTTCAAAAATTACAGATCTCCGTTCTTTAGTTCGATCTAAAGTAAATTGTTATCCTAGAACAGATAAAAATGTTTTACATGCATTTCATCAAGACTTTTTATATCCTCATCAAGCCATTATTCTTTCTTTAAATACATGTGATGGATGCACAGTATTTGAAGATGGTACAAAGGTTGAGAGCGTGGCTAATAGAGCACTAATTTTTGATGCTTCTGTTAACCATGCTTCAACATCATGTACTGATCAAAAGTGTAGATGGAATATCATTGTCAATTATCTCTAAATAGTTACCCCATATTATTAAGAATTGTATGCCTACTTATCCTGTAAAAAATAAAGAAACTGGTGAAACAAAAGAACTCTCTATGTCAATGATGGCATATGATGAGTGGAGAAAAGATAATCCTGATTGGGACAGAGACTGGCAGGCCGGTGTGGCTGGCGTTGGAGAAGTTGGAGAAGTATATGATAAACTCCGGATAAAACATCCTGGATGGAATGATATTCTTCATAAAGCATCTAAAGCTCCTGGTTCTCGCGTCCGTCCTGTTTAAAAATGCCTAGAAAGAAAAAGAATCCCGAACAACCTATTGGCGTTGGATTAACGGCCAAGCAGATGAAAAGAAAGAAACCCATAAACACAGATATGATGAGGGAGATTGAACCTCTCACTCAGAATCAACAAGTCTTATTTGATGCTTATGCATCCAATAAAAATCTTGTAGCATATGGTTGTGCAGGTACGGGTAAGACATTCATCACTCTCTATAACGCTTTACTAGATGTCCTGGATCAAAATACTCCTTACGAAAAAATTTATATTGTACGCTCTCTTGTTGCTACCCGTGAAATTGGCTTTCTTCCTGGCGATCATGAAGACAAGTCCTCACTTTATCAAATCCCTTACAAACATATGGTAAAATATATGTTTGAGATGCCTACAGAAGCAGATTTCCAAATGCTTTATGGCAATCTTAAAACACAGGGGACAATTGACTTTTGGAGTACTTCATTTATTAGAGGTACAACTTTCGATAAAACGATTGTTATCGTAGATGAATTCCAAAACTTGAATTATCATGAACTTGATAGTATAATGACAAGGGTTGGTTCTGATTCGAAGATTATGTTCTGTGGAGACGCTACTCAATCTGATTTGGTTAAAACTAATGAGAGAAATGGTATCGTTGATTTTATGAGAATTCTTCGTTTAATGCCTTCTGTGAATGTTATTGAATTCGGAGTCGAAGATATTGTTCGTTCCGGATTGGTTAAAGAATATCTACTTGCAAAACTTGAATTGCAAGTATGATGCCTATTCCTATAACATGTGTTGATAATTTTTATAAGGATCCGGATCGAGTAAGGGAGTGGGCTTTAACATTACCTTTTGATAAGGGTGAAGGAACTACTAATTATCCAGGAGAAAGGACAGAATATCTTAATTTTGTTGATAAAAGATTTTTTGATGATTTTGTAGTGAAATTATTAAGTCTTTTTTATAATCTGGATGATAATGAAGTCAGATGTCAGTGTGATACTGCATTTCAAAAAATATACCCTTATGATGCTGATCCTTTGAGTTCATTGAATGGTGGATGGAATCATCTGGATGATAATGATTATCTATTTGCAGGAGTTATTTACTTAAGTAAGGATCCTAGTACTTATTCAGGTACTACATTAGTTCATCCTAAGATTGCTGATGTTAAAAAGCAATGTGATTTTTCGGTGAGGAATCAACTTTATGCGGAGGGAACTGTTTCCAAGGAAGAATATGCTCAGAAAAGAGAAGAACATAATAACCAATTTGAAGATAGTTTAGTAGTAGGAAATAGATTTAATCGTTTGATATGTTATGGCAATGAAAATTGGCATAGAGAAAGTAGTTTGTATATGGAAGATCAAGATTTTAGATTAACCCAAGTATTTTTTGTTAAAAATTTAGAAGCTTCTAGTTTTCCTTTACATAGAATTACTCAGCACAATTTATGAACTTCACACATTATAATTATCTCGGTGATATTGAATTAGAGAAGAAAGAAACTCCAGGTTGTAGACTTTATCAACTTCCTGATGGTAGTTGGGTTCCTTCTATCACGTCGGTTACTTCTTTTTATAACCGTGAGATCTTTGTTAAGTGGAGACAGAGAGTTGGTATTGAGGAAGCAAATCGTATTACAAAGAAGGCAACTGCTCGTGGCACAGATTTTCATGAAGCTGCTCAGGCATATTTGGAAAATAGAGATTTGGTGTGGGAGGATTACCTTCCTGC